ATGTAGAATACTTTTTATTTAATGAAAGAGGTATATCTGGTACAACTGGACAATCAGGTGTTAAGATAGCGCCAGATACAATCGCATTTTGTCCATCAGGTATTATAGATCAAAATAAGAATATGGTCTTATCATACTTACACAAAGCGATTAAACCTACAAATCAATTGCGTATGATTGAAGACGCAGTGGTAATTTATAGAATTGCTAGAGCGCCTGAAAGAAGAATATTTAAAATTGACGTAGGTAACTTACCTAAAGTAAAAGCTGAACAATATTTAAGAGACGTAATGGCGAGATATAGAAACAAGTTAGTATATGATGCTGGTACTGGTGAGATAAGAGACGATAGAAACTATATGTCAATGCTAGAAGACTTTTGGTTACCAAGTAGAGAAGGTGGTAGAGGAACAGATATTACTACTTTACCAGGTGGTCAAAACCTAGGCGAAATGACAGATGTAGAATATTTTAGAGCAAAACTATATCGTTCTTTAAATGTTCCTGTTAGTAGATTAGAAAGCTCACAAGGTTTTAATATGGGTAGAGCGAGTGAGATAACTAGAGACGAACTTAAATTTACAAAGTTTGTACAAAGACTGAGAAAGAAATTTACAGAATTGTTTAATGACATTATGAGAACACAATTGGTGTTAAAAGGTGTTATTGCTGAACAAGACTGGCATGTAGTCAAAGACTGTATAATGTATGATTTCATACAAGATGGACACTTTGCTGAACTAAAAAACGCTGAACTTCAAAGAGAAAGATTAGCATTAGCAAACGAAATGAGAGACTATGTTGGTAAGTTTTATTCTGTACAATATATAAGAAAAAATGTTTTAAAACAAAACGATAGAGAAATGGAAGAAATGGATAAACAAATTAAAAAAGAAATTGACGATGGTATTATTCAAAACCCCATGGCTCAAGTAACTGAGGAGAAAAAATAATGAGTGAAGAAACTAAAAACTTTATTGACAAACTTGCGGCAGGCGATAACGCTGATGCTGGTGAAGCATTTAAAGATGCTTTAAGAGTAAAGGTTGGTCAAACTTTAGACGCACATAGAAAAGATATGGCTGGGAATATGTTTAATCAAGCAAATCCTATACCTGAGGCAGAGGCACATAGTGACCCTAAACCAGAAATCGCTGATCCAGGAACATTTGATAGAGATGGAAATGTACTTGATACTACTGGACAAAAAGATGGTAACGCTGAATTAGATTTATCACAAGACGGAACAGCAGATACAATGGTAGGAGTAGATATAAATGCAGGTGAGCCAAATAGTTAAACAGAATCTTTTAATAGATTCTAATGCTTACAATAGTCTTTCACCTAATATGAAAGACGCTGTAAAAGATGTATTTTCGTTTTATAAAGAAGCGAAAGGTAACATTGTAGAAAAATTTGAAAGCGCAATAAAAGAAGTTGCTGCTATACATAATTTAGAAGTTAAACAAATAGAAGATTACTTTGATAAAGAAGTAATTGAAAAATTAGGAGAAAAATAAAATGGCACAAACATTTATCGTAAAAGGTAGTGTTGTAAACAATCCGTCAGATAACACAATTGGTAGAGCCCAATTTGTTAGAATTACAGCAACAGGCGCAACACAAACTGTTACTATAAAAGGTTCTGACAGTTCTGTTTTAGGAACAGTTTACTTACACGCTGCTGGCGATACAGTAATTATAGAAAAGGCACCAGGAGATTTTGTGACTATCGCTGATGGACATGCATCTGCTGTTGGTTCGCCTAGAAGTTAATGACGATTAGTGCTACTAAACTAACTGACAATAGTTTTAACATTATAGTTAAAGCGAATGGTGTTGGTAATGAGGAAGAACAAACTCTAGTTGATGTAGTAAACTCAAACAATGCGAGCTCGGAACCAAAGGTTTCAATCGCAGATATACATTATGAAATATTGGGTACAGGTAAATGTACAATATTTTTTAAAAATGATATTGAAAAGAAAGTAGAGATAGAGGGTCGTGGAAACTACGGTCTTAAACCTACTGAAGATAGAATTAAAGATGCAATAGGTGATATATTGTTAACCAGCGATTCTAATGTCACAAGTTATAATGTGGTAATAGAAGCGCAAAAAGAATCAGGATATACAAGTTAATGGCTGACACAGTAACAACACAAACAATAGCAGATACTTCAGGTGTCAAATTTGTAGCGAAACTTACAAATTTTTCCGATGGTACTGGCGAGACTTTAGTTAAAAAAGTAGATGCATCTGAACTTACGTTTATGAGTGAAGATGGTAATAGAACTATTGCGAGAGTATATTACTCTATCAATACATCAGATAGTAAATCAGGCGTAGAGTTGATATGGGATGGTACAACAAATGCGACTGCTTTATTGTTATCTGGTAATGGTTTTATGGACTTTAGAACAGATGGTAATAGTATTCCAAACAATGCTGGAACTCCTACTGGCGATGTTTTACTATCAACTAAAAACTTTGCTAGTGGCGATAATTATACAATAATTGTTGAGTTTAGATAAAAAATTGTATAAATATATAACGTAAAGAGAGAGAATTTATGAAACTAATTTCCGAAGAAATAAACAACGCCGAATATATCGTTGAAGAAAAAGACAACGGTAAAAAAGATTACAAAATCAGAGGTATTTTTTTACAGAGTGATATAAAAAATAGAAATGGAAGAGTTTACCCTAAAGAGGTGTTAAACAAAGAAGTAAAAAGATATAACCAAGAATTTATCAATAAAAAAAGAGCATTTGGTGAGTTAGGGCATCCTGACGGACCAACTGTTAACCTAGAGAGAGTATCGCATATGATTACGAAACTCTATCCAGAAGATAGAAATTTTATTGGTGAAGCAAAAATAATGAATACACCTTATGGTAAGATTGTAAAAGGTCTTATTGACGAAGGCGCTCAACTTGGAGTGTCTAGTAGAGGTATGGGTTCATTAGTACAGCGTGGTGGTTTCAACTATGTAAAAGATGACTTTTACTTAGCAACTGCTGCCGACATTGTCGCTGATCCGTCAGCCCCTGACGCTTTCGTAGAAGGTATCATGGAAGGTAAAGAATGGGTTTGGGATAATGGTGTCTTAATAGAGAAAGATATTGAGGCGTGGAAAATGGAAATTTATAAGGCGAAAAAAAGAAGTTTAGAAGAAAAAAAAGTAAATATCTTTAAAAACTTCCTTGAAAAGCTATAATCTTATAAATATCCTATAACAAACAAAAAATAAACGTTTATTTTTATAAGGGAGATTTCAATGGCCGAAACAGATAAGAAAATTGAGGCAATGGAACAGGAAGTTAGTGAAGCGGTAAACCCGCAAGCTGATGCTCCAAAGAAAAACGCTGTAGCGGCTGAACCTACGCATTTAAAAAATGATGCGGAAGATTTAGGTGCGGCTGTTGTTAAACCAACAGACAGCAATCCAGATGCTTCAAAATCTACAAAACCTGTTACTGGTGATGCCCAACAAAAAAGTCAAGGTGCTGCTGATGCAATGCCAAAACTAAAAGAGGGCTCTAAAGAAACAGAAAAAACTCCTGACGATAAAGAAGAAAAATCCGAAATGATGCACGACAACGACAAGAAAAAGGAACCAATGAAAGCTGGTTACAAAGAAGAAGTTGATGCGCTAGTTGGAGATGCTGACTTATCTGAAGAGTTTAAACAGAAAGCTGCGACAATTTTTGAAACTGCGATTAAAGCAAAAGTAAAAGAAGAATCTCAAAGATTACAAGGCGAGTACGAAACTAAATTAAAAGAAGATACTGAAACTCAAAAAGCTGAGCTTGTTGAAAAAGTAGACTCATACCTAAACTACGTTGTTGAGGAATGGATGCAAGAAAACAAGATCGCTATTGAAAGAGGTATTAAAGGCGAAATTGCTGAGGACTTTATTGGTGGACTTAAAAAGTTATTTGAAGACCACTATATTGATGTCCCAGATGAAAAATATAATGTGCTTGAAGATCAAGCTTCTAAAATTGAAGACCTTGAGAAGAAACTTAACGAAGAAATTGAAAAGAATGTTGAACTTAACAAATCAAATGGTGAGTTAAAAAGAGAAGACATAGCGAAAGCTATATCTTCTGATTTAACTGACGTTGAAAAAGAAAAGTTTAACAAACTTGCAGAAGAAGTTGAGTATTCAAACGAGGAAGACTTCACTACTAAAGTTAAGACAATTAAAGAGTCTTACTTTGGTAAAAAAGAAGCTGAATCTAATGATATAGATGATGTGGCGG